CAATAAGGTAAAGATCGCTTTCAATAAAATCAAAGCCTCGTATATCAAAAGCAAAAGTAAACTTCGACCAACTTGATAAAACCTTCTGCTCTCCGCTCCAGTAGTATTTATATACATACATACTTTTAGTGTCGGAAGAACTTACAAGACAAATAAGGTTCTCAGTAGTTGACCCTGCCATATCCATAATGTTTGAAGGGATATAGTGAGGTACGTGAGAAGTTATTTCTATAGAGTCGTAGGATTCTGTGTTGACGTTTGTGCTAAACTCACGAACTCCTGAGAAGCTTCCTCTTGTAAAAGGAAAATAAATATAGCTGCCAAGCTCAAGGGGTGTGTTAGATGTGTCAGTTTCGTAGTTAGTGATTGGTGTTATTGAAACAGTTTTCGGTGTCAACAAATCACCACCTTTTAAAACAAACTGACCACGATCTCCAAACAGAATAAGGTTCTCTTGAAAACCTACTGCTGACTTTAGTTTGTTTACTTTTGTACTAGCCACATCTACGTCTATTGGGTCAGCATCAAGTAGTGAGCGAACTGTAGTTCTAAAGAAGTTAAAATATTCCCCTGCTTCTGAAAGTATTACGCTGCCTTCTGACAAAAAGCCTAGTCGGTTCTTGTAGAAGAATATGTTTGAAACGACTCTGTTGTAGAAAGAAGGAAAAGGATTTGTATCAGCGTCTCCTACTTGTTTATCAGTCCAAGTACAAGCTCCTAGCGTAAAAGTATGAGTTCCTGTATTAACTAGTTTTTGAGGTAAAGTGGTAGGTTCTAAAGAAAGAAACTCATCAAATCCTACATCTTCTACCCACCCACCATCACTAACTCCAGTTGTAGAACCATCATTAGTTTGGAACTTAACATAGTAATCGTCTTCTCCTGCTTCAGCATCTCCTCTGACTTTAATTTTAAAACCATTTGGAGCTACCTTTGGTAAGTCTGATATTGCTCCTACTTCTTTGTAAGCTACTCCGAGTGCTGTACCTGACTTAGAATCTGATACAGTTACTTCAAAGGCGTTTCCGTCTGCTCTTGATATTTCAAAAAGAGGGTAGAGATAGCGAGAAGATGTTCCTCCAGAAGTATAATCATCCGCAACTATTGTTTCTCCTGTTCCTGTTCCTATTCCTTCTACATCTCCTAAAGTAAATCCATGTCCAGTAACTTCGCCTAAAGAAGTATTTAACGCATCCCTTAACTTTTTAGCTATAAGCCCTGCTTGAGAATTTACCCCTGCACCTGATCCTGACACATCGCCCGAACCATAAGAAGCTTTAAAGGTGTTGCTTCCTTGTTTAATTTTTATGTTGTATCTTGTTTTATAATCTCCTTGCTTAATAAATATAAGAGCTTTGTTAGTTGCTGCTGAAGAAACATGAGTTGCGCTTTTATCTGATGCAGCGGTTTTTCTTGCCACAGTTTTATCTATGTTCAAAAGGAAAGTGTTATCGCCAACTGTAAGAGCTTTTATGTAGTCTATAGGTTTCTTAGAACCACTTAAGTAAAGATAATCACTACTACCTATAGTAACAGAACTACTACCTCCAATAGTCACAGGGTATCCTCCTCCAATTAAATCAAAAGCTTGTATTGTGTTGTTGTTTATTATTACAACGTACCTCTCGTTTTTATCTCTGTTTATAAAATGTACAAAGGCTCCTTCAGCTATCGCAGAACTAATCAGAT